GATCAAGATCCTCGTTGAGCACAAATTTCTCACACAGGCTATGCATCGCAGTTCCGCGATTGGCAGCTTGTTTAGTTATCTTGTCGGCCGCTTCGGCTCCGATACGTTTACGCCACTCATGGAGGAACGTCTTGTCGGATGTCTTATCTAGAACGGTAGTCACCGACGGGTACTTTTGCCCCGTCGGTGTTTCATAGTGCCTAGATTCGCCATCGTGGCGAATGAGCTGCGGGAGCTCGATGAGATTGAGATTGAACATTAAATAATTACGAGCCTCACATTGTTATCCAGGGATAATATCCTTTATACAACAAATCAAAAAATAGGTCACGCAGTTTCTTTTTCATTAGTAGAGACCCAATCGATTCTCTGCGATGATGAACGACTTGACAAAGCCCGAACGGACGATGTCGTCGATGCCGAATTGGATTGTTTCGAGCAGATCCATTTCTTCGAAGACTCTCATGATCTCACGGAGACCCGACGCCTCTTTGAATCGCTCGGACGTCAAGTCGTCCTGCTTCGTGTCGCCACAAAGAACGATCTTGGAGTTGTCACCCATTCGTGTGATTACGGTGCGGAGTTCCTGGTACGCCTGGTTCTGGCATTCATCGACGAGGACAATCGAATCATCGATTGTCGTGCCTCTTAGGAATGATGTCGAATGAAATTCAATGATTCCCTTTTGCTTCAGGATATCGTAGGCATCGTCTCTATGATAGAGCTCGGCACAGATTGCCTTATACGGAGCTTCGTATACTTCCAGCTTTTGCTTTTCATTGCCGGGGAGGAACCCAATCTGCTTTGACGGTTGGGCTGTTCTAATGATGACGAGTTTTCTTTTCTTTGATCGGCGATCGGCTATTTCATTCAGTGCAAGATACATTGTGATAAATGTCTTGCCCGTGCCGGCACATCCATGTAGTAGGAGATTTTTATCTTGGCTATATGCTCTAAATGTTTGAAGCTGGTTGGACGTGATTGGATCAACGTGTTTGAGTTCAAAATTTAGGTGGGATATTGTTGGGAACTTTGAGATCTGACTTTGTTTTTCGAGACCCTTTTCAGCTAGACGTTGCTGGCGACGTGTTAATTGCTGTGCCCTGGATGCCATGTTAGCTCCTGTCGGTTAGTGTTAATCACCGGAGCATAATATAAATCATTACGAAGATTGAAGCTGTCTTTTCTTTTGTTTCTTGACCGCCTCTCGAGTTTTGGAAGCCTTTGCCCCCCTATCACCGTATGTCTCAGCCAGTGGTGATGCAGGGTTTGCTGCCGCAATGCGCGACATCATATCGTTAAAACCAGAATCGTTTTTATGGGTAACACCAGACACGCCCGATATAAACGCAGGCGCCGTAGGTACCTGTTCTATGTTTATATCTTCAAGACGTTGTTCGCGGCCGGAGAAAGACAGGAACTCGTCCCATTGTTCGCCCGTAGTTTTGTCGCGGAATGTATACGTTGGCATGGTTTATTTATCTTTTAGTCGTCGTCGAAGTCGACAAGAACATCGATATTTCGCGTCTTCAAAGCATTTTTCATACGCTTCATTTGACGCCGTTGCTTAAGATCTTGGTGATAGCCACGATCGTAGTAGTTGTCTTCTTCTTCGAAATTTTGATAATTGCGATTGTTTTTAGCCATTTAGAATAGACCTGGAAATGCTTTCTGTACGATTTTAGCTGTTAGACCTTCAAATGGCAGCTTCTTGTCTTTGATAGAGATCAAGAGCTCTGCATCATCACGCGACACGGATTGGAGAAGTTCGATAAACAACCTCTCACGCTTGAGAGGGACAAGGTTATTATTACCACCTTCGACAAACAAATAGAGCTTACGAGTTTCAGCATAGAGGTTGCTCTCCTGGCTCGAAAGGTCAGAAGGAGTATATGGAGCATCCCCTTCCGGAAGCAGCCACTGGATCCGCGGATCAAAACAGAATTGTAGGATCGTCTTGATCTGCTCATTGCCGTTCGCTTGAAGACATTTGATCTTCTCTTCTTCATTGGGAAGACCAGCAGTAAATTTAAGAATCCATGCGATCGATTTACGGTTACTCATTTTATATCCTTAGAATTGATCAATATCAGTTAGTAGGTTGCTTAGCTTGTTTTCGACAAAATAGCCGAACAGCTTGTCACGGCGCTTGCCTTGCTGCTCGTTATATGATTCAACAATCTTTTGCTTAATGTCGGTCGGAATGAAATTGAGATCGACGAGTTGCTGATTGCGCTTCCAACCACGGAGCATATTCTCGTCACAGAAGGCTTCTGGTTGGAGTGTTACCCAAAGCTCGAGCTTCTTGCTCGACAGAGGCTTCTGACGACTATTCAATACAAAGCAGTCATCACGCGAAAGGAAGTTAGGAACACCATCGCCTCTATCGCCCTTCATGATATGCTCGCGGAGATATCTATCGGGACTATTTTCTTCAATGATCTTCTTCCGCACGGGATCATACTGGCGCACGTTCATATACCCATGGAGCTGACGGAAATCCTTGTCTCCTGAGATGATCATGATCTTCTCGGACGTATTACCGAACTCTTGGCACAGTGCACCAATGACATCATCAGCTTCTGCCGATTCAATCTGAATGACGCGATACGGGAAGTATGCCTTAAGCTCTTCGCGAATCTTATTGAGCACCTCGAATACTTTGTGCCAGTCGAGTTCCGACTTCTCGCGATCTTTCTTACGGTTCGCTTTATAGTATGGGTATATTTCACGTCGCCATGAGCCACGATCATCACACGCGATAATCATCTCACCATATTCATTACGGAACTTGGCGTTGTATCCACGAAGTGAATTTAACACCATATGACGGAGCAGGTCTTCTTCGATCTTGATATTTGTATGGTTGCCAATCTGCACCATAAAATTAGAGATCATCACCTGATTCAAGTCTACAATTAACAATTTATAATCACCTTCATATCAAATTTAAATCATTCTTCGCCGTCTGTTCCATTACTCAGCATTCTCTCAGCCTGCATTGCGGCCTCGCTTTCATCAACGAATAGCTTATCGGCAGCCTCGTGTAATACATGCGACATTCCGACCGTTCTATAGAGAGCTGCTCTCAACGACTCGACTACCATAGCTGTTGGCTTAACACAATGGTCTGCTGAGAGATCGTAGCCTTCTTGATAGCATCTACTAAAGACATATGACAACGTATCATCAATCAGCATTTCAACTTGTTCCTTGCGGACAGTCTCCATATTCTCTAGAATCTCATCGATCGAATTGGCAGGAGCGCCTTGCTTAGCCCTGGGAAATACAACTACATTACTCACCTGATGATCCTCAACAAAATTGTATCACTATTTATACGTCCCGTGGGTTTGGACTCGTTTGTCTTCACATCATCCATGATCTTGCGCAATGCGATTTTGCCGGCGCCAAGCAACGATTGAATGGTAGCTTCTGGCTTTCGTAAGCTCTTTGTTGATGACTTCTCGACATCGAACGAAGTAATTGAAGCACCCTTCACTTGGATCCCGCTTGGGCCAGATGCGTCGTACCTCGTCAGCTTCCGATACTTCGTGTTGTATGCCCATACTTGTGTGGCTCCGATGATTTCTGTTGGGTTAACGGATACGATCTTAAGCGGTGGATATTCCTTCTGGTACTTAAGATTCTTTACCTGATCGACTGCAGGCTTCGCCTTCTTCTCGCGTGGCTTGCGAACCTTGGCGACCTTCTTATTGCCGACAAAGCGTTCGCAATCGTAGACGAACTGCGTCCAATACTTCAGCTTCTCGAGACGCACCTTCTTATCTGCACGCGTCTCGAACTCATCTTCGTATTCGAAGTCGCTGATCCACTTTGCATAGTAGTCACCGATAGCGGTTGCTGCCTGAGACGTTGCTTCTTTGCCCTGCAGCCACTCATAGATATTGAGACGATTATCAAGATCGATCGCCTCCTCACATGCGGCAATGAGCAGACGGGTCTTGGCTTGAGTGCGTTCCTGAATCGTCAATTCGGGTTTGGCATTGGCTTCTGCCGTAGCCGTCTCGGTATCTTCTTTGACGCTATAGCCGCCTTCGATGATTTGCTTCATGCGCGCAACAAAGCGATCCATAGTATCACCCGGCAAC